AGATCGGCCAGCACAATATCCTTGGCCACAAGCTCGAGGACGCGCCATTGTTTCTTCATTTCCACTTTGAAACGGTCGTCGTCTTTGACAGACTCGTAGTCTTCCTCTAATACCACCTGCACAAGGATGCTATGGCCGTCCTCGTCAATGTCGTACTTCCAGTTGATAATTGACTCGGCCGTATAGCCCACCAACCACGGTGCAGCGGTTACCGAAATTACAGGAGGCAGGTCGGCCAGTATGCCGTACTTGTCCATCATCAGCACTTCCTGCATAACCACGTTGGCAAAGCCGTCCAACGACATGCCGTCTTTGGTCAGCGTTTTGAGGAATCCCTCTTGGGTGCTTTCCTTTGCGTCGACCGTTGGGTCCTTACGCATAACCATGCCTGTAAGGCCTTGCAGGGTTCGGCGTGTGGCCTCAAAGAACAATGCCCGCTTTTTGTAGGCCTTATATTCCTCCTCGGATTGTTGATAGAGTTTTGGCAGGTAGGCCGTGCCTGCTGCTTTCACTGCCCATTCGCCTTCTACGGCGTCGCGCACCATTGCCCAGCGCGGCTTCAACTTGGTATAGTTGCGGTGCTGGGAATTTACTGTTGGTCCTGCCATTTCGTTCTCCTCTAGAAACCTTGGATGGTAGATACTTGGACAATTGGTTTGGCCACCGGATACAGGTAGGCCGTTGGGTAGCCGAGCGCATCAAGCAGGTGGCTGTACTGCTTTTGCTTGAGGCGCAGTTCGTGCGTGTATGCATGCATATACTTTTGGATCTTCTTGCAGGCCGGGTCGATTGTTAAGGTTGGCCTGCCGCGTACTGGGTTCAGCTTGCCGTTTACTGCGTTCTCCCGGTCACGGATTTTAGGATTAGCTGATTTGCTGATGACCTCAAACTTTTCGCGCAGTATTGTGAAATCCGACGTTCCTCCTGGGGAGTTAGTAGACCTGGCTCGGCCACTGGCATCTGGATATATTGTGCGTACACGTAACTGGCCATCCTTGTCGATGAAGTTTCTAATTTGGCCGCGCACAATCTCCTCATGCGTCCCCTCGTTGTTTTGGCTAAGAATGTCCACCATGTATTGCGTATCCGCGTTCTCAATTTCAACTTCGGCCACGATATGCATGTGCTTGCCGTTGACCCAGAAAACAATGGCGGCCATCGGGTCGACGTTGAAATCCATTCCGACAAGAAGCTCGTGGCCAGGGTCGGAGAGCCTAACAACATTTCGTTCTTTGCTGAAGCCATAGTAGATAGCGCCTTTGCTGAGGTTTATGAACTGGCCGTCGAAGAAGGCTTGCTTCATCTTCTCCGTGTAACCGGCCAGCAGTGTGTCTATGTATTGCTGCGGCAGTGCTTTGTTGGCCGACGTCGGTACATTGACCATGCCTATGTCATATCGGTCGGCATCCTCGCCCTCGCAGATGTCGTACCCCCAGTTCAGCTGCTCTGGCGTGCCGAGCATGCCAATCTCGCGGAAGCGTGCCCTGGGGGATCGCACCCTAGCCAGCATCTGTAAGAACACGGCCTCGTCTTGGATAAACGGTTCGTCGATTGTGGCCGAGCCGACGTTCGGGCCTTTAAGGCTGTCTGGTTCCTCGCCGGAGCCGATCCATATCTTTCCTTTACGGCCGCGGTGGGTTAGTACGAATTCATTGTCGCTCTTGTTGTACCTGTACCGCAAGTCCTTATCGACAGTCTTCTTGCCGTCCAGCAATTCGACCAGCGTAGGCACCACCGTACGCTTGGCCACTTTGTATGAGGGGCTCACCCAAAAATGCGGTTCGCCATTGTTGGCCAGTGACAGGGCTATGGCGCGCTTACTGCCAATCAACGTTTTGCCAGCACCATAGCCGGCCACCATGGCCTTAATGAAGTTTGGCATGTGCCACCACTTGCGTTGGTGTTCCCACATGCCGCCTTTGACCACGAGGTTGTCCTCACCAAGCTCTGGGTCGTCCTCTCGCCAGAACTTGGTTTGGACTCGGCGCTTGTCTTTGGTCTTACGCCGAATAGGGACTACGTTTTGAGCGCGTGCCACCATTACTTGCTACAGCTTTCCTTCCAGGCCGCTGACATGCGGTCGTTGGATTCCTTGCACTTAGTACGCTCGATGCTTCGTTCGTTGCGTTCAAACTCCAGCTGGTTGCGCAAGCTGCTAATCAACTGCTGGTCAGTAACCTCGCCTACGGCATACGTATGGCAGGCCTTAACTGACTCGGCCTTAGATAGTCGCACGCCTTCGGTGACAGTTCGGAATGGTCGCCATAGCGATTTGATATGGCACTTCCAAAACCAGCCCATCTCACGTTCGCCTGCTGCGAAGGCATCATCTGCTGCGCCCTCATAGTTGCAAGTGGCCGTAGGGGTTTCCCACCACAGCAATTTCTCTGGCAGCGGAATACCGAGCATGCCACTGCCGCTGTCATTGGCGGCCGATATGCCTAGCACCGAAATACAGCTGGCCGTGTTGTTATTAGGGACCAGCACAGTGTCCGGCACGCCGCTATCGTAGTTTTGGGTGATGTTGGTATTGACTCCTTCGTTAACCGACGCTCCGCCGCCTGCAATAGCGGTCGCGGGCCCTGTCGTTGCCGAGTTCTGCATGCTGCCTAAAGAAGCGCTGGCCGTAGCGGTGTTGGCAGTGTTGGTGACCTGCTTTTGCTGTTGTGCCTGTAGCTGCCGCTGGTATTGATCCTGCTGTTGCTGCAACATCGACTTGGGCGGTTTGCCGTTAGGCGGCGTTGTTGCAAACGATGTCGAGGCCACAAGCATTACGGCCAACATTATGGCCATCCGGTTTTTCTCAAACTTCATGTCGCTCTCCTAGGTCAGTATCACTTCAACGTTAGTGACTTGGCCAGGCGCAGTGTCATCCGATACAAAGGCATGGTCATACGGCGCACCGATGCGGCCATCTGTATCGGCCACCTCAAAGCGTACTATCCAGTCGCCGTTGTCGAGGTCCTGCACCGACACGGTCTGTGGATCGGCTGCTGGCACTGTGTCAATCTGCGTCCAGTTTGCGCCACCGTCGGCAGACAGTGAAACTTGGGTGCCGGCTATCTCGCTAAGAGGTAATGGCCGACCGCTTTCTCGCTCTGTGGGTAATACCCAATTGATTGTTGCATCACGCATTTTTTAACTCCACTTGTACTTCGGAAACTTGGCCAGGCCTATCGCAATACCGGAAGATCCGGCACCACCATCGACGCAACCACTCAAAAAACCTATTCACATTTGGCCACCGGGGTTTGTGTCTGTGATGTGCCGCTCCATGTCACATTATCGGCAGGCACCACATAAGCTGTGGCCAGTCCTTCCTGATTCGGCAGGTCGCCGGCCACAGAGTATGTTGGATCGCATTCAGTACCGGCCGGCACAGTCCCCATGGCCACTAGCAAGAACTTACCGCCGGATCGGATTGTCGAATAGACCCTAGTGTCGGTGCCTACCACAAACGTTTCTACCGTCTTGCTGGCCGTACCCGATAGCCTCGAGTTGACGCCTTCCTCATCATATGAGGTGGCCACATACTCATAGGTATCCGGTAGCAGGCCTGGAATTGTGTACGACTCCAGTGCAGGGTCCGGTATATCGGCCACCAGCTGATAGATCCTCGTGCCAGCCAGGTTAGTAAGCGGCCCGGCGTTGCTGCACGACTCGGTCTCGGTTGGGTTAGTCCATGACAGCGTTACCGTTTCGGCCTTTGCAACCACTGGCACTATTACCAGCATCAACCAAAACACTATTACCAGCATGGTTAGGTTTCTCCATTGCCTGTTTGTCATTTCTCTATCTCCGCGAAGAAGGCCTGCCTCACTAGGTCGAGGTTTGTCCTACACTCGGCCTCGTCAACATAGCCGTTGCTGGCCACCAGCGGCACCTCGTAATCGCCGCCACCATAGATACGCCAGTGCCATAGGTGGCTGTACTCGTTTTCGGCCACCACTATCTTAAAGTTGGGATCGGTCATGTCAGTCCCCCGTTGGATATAGTAGATGCATGCGGTATAGGTTTGGCCTGCCTGGAATATGGTAATGCGGCTTCCATTGTTCGGCGAGCTTGCAAGTGCTGATGATGCGCTCGGTTGCAGTGCCGAGGTTCAATACATGCACTAGTAGGCCTTGCCCTACACCGTCCCAATGCATATACGCCTGCAGATGCTTTTCCTGCTCTCGGTCGGCCACCCAAAACTCAGCCTCCAGCAATTCGTTGTTCTTGCCGCTTGCTTCAAGGCCTACCAGCTTTATCTTGTTCCAGTCCAACTCGAGATGGCGTTGCACCTTCACAGGATCTAGGCCACGGGCGTCAATGTCCTGCCGTACGACCACATAGGCCAAGCTTTCCTTAAACGCGGCCTTTACCGATACCGCTACTGCGGCCAGTGCTGTCAAAAACGTTCGCCTGTTCATACGTGTTCTCCTTCGTTCCCCGGGTGCCACCATTTGAATGGCACCGAATGTCTGCACCTGAAGCAGGTAATGCTGCCCGATGGATGTAAGTGGAAGCGGTTACCGCGGCACTTCGGGCAGACGTAGTTGTCGAGGTTGTCAGCCCTGCTTTTCAACAGCCTCATCATGCCATGTGCCTCCCCGACGCGCAGTACCTCTGGCTCATAGTGCAGGAAGGCCGATTCAGTACCACACTCCGGGTGGCCGCATACGATCTCACCATCCTCTAGCAGCCTGTGGCCTTGGTCCTCGCAATCGCCGCAGCCATATACCTGCTTCGGCTCTTCGACTTTCGGTTCCTTGTTGTTCAGCCTTACTACGTCACCCATGTGCCTCTCCTAGCAAAATACCAACGGCCTGTTTATAGGCGTCCTCAGAAAATACAGTTCCCATAGCCCACAGCAACCTGGCCTCCTCTAGCCTTTGCTCGATAACCTCCTTTGACATCGGCCGGCCTACAAAGTGTGCGTCTACCCGGCGGCTGCCGAGTATTGTTCGGCCGCAAGAACAGAGGTAGCCGAGTTGGTAAGTCTTGAGGCTTGCGCATCTCGACACTGCTACGTGATCCATTGCTTGTCCTCCAACGTCAACAGGCCTTCGTGGCTGGCCTGCAGGGTCAGCTTGCTACCCGGTTGCACTGTATACCGTCCGTTGATTGGCATCTCTGCCTCTTTCGGCAGGCCAGCCAGTTCGATAGTGGCACGGTTAAACGAGAACCTCCGATGGCTGGTTACCTGGATCTCCGCACCTCGGCCAAACACAGCTTTGCCATCAATGTGTTCCTCCTCGATGCCTGTCGGGCACTCTAGCACCAGCTTGTCATGCTCATACAAGCGTATTGTGGCCTGCCTCGAGTTGGGCAGGCCGTCGAGTTCGTCCCGCTCCTCTATACTGCGCGGAAACTGCCTCGACACTATTGCCGCTGTGCCAACAGCACCAACAGCGCCAGCAGTAGTTAGGAATTGGCGCCTATCCATGGCCGCTGGCTCCCGGCACTAGGATTCGGCCTGCCTCGTCGCTAGTGTACTAGTCCGGCGCATCGCCTACTACAGCTTTGTGGTGCACTGCTGCCATGCGTGCCATGTTGAGGAAGGCATTCAGCGTCATGCGTATCCCGGTAGGCTGCACCTTCTCGACCATGTCGTCACTGCAATCGGTAGGGAATAGCAGCAACACATCAACACTGCCTTTGACAGGGTCCACTACCTTAGTGACCAGCATTACCTCTCCGGCCTCCTCGTCATCGGTTTTCATTAAGGCCTGCTTCTCTACCGTGTCGAAGAAGTCGGCATTGTCCGGTATTACCATCATCCTGTTTACTGCTTTACTCATTCCCCTACTCCTAGGCCAAGCGTAACGTCGCAGTGTACGAGCGTCTCGACAGCCTTGCCGCCAATAGTGTGCTGCATCAGTGAGGTTAGGCTGACATCGGTCACGCTAACCCCGGTCTCATCGCAGAAGTCGCCAATGGCCTTGGCCGTAGCGTCAGCTATGTCCTTCTCCAACTTGGCTTTACGCTTGCCGAGCGTCTGAAAGTATTTCCTGGCCATGTGCTGTGCTTTCTCATTTGCTGCGTTTGTCATTTCTTCTTCTCCATATGCGGTTGGCACGCTTGCCGATGACATAAACCCCTACGACCACAAAGTAGCCTATCACGGCCAATGTGAACTTGCTCCAGTCATCGAATAATCCGAACACGTTTTCTATCTCCAAAAAAAAATGGCCAGCCCGGTTAAGGACTGGCATTGTCAAACAGGTGCCCCAGGCAATAGGCAGGATGGGGATTCCCCCTACCGCCCGAGGGCTTTAACCAAGGCCGTTGGAGTACGGCTGTGATGGCCTTGTCCCGGACGACAGTGGTCAGCCGAATTGGCCTTGGTCTTTGCGTTCTCTTTTTTACCACTTTGTCTCTGGCAGGTGCGTGTCAACATATCCCCTTGACCCTATCAGCTATCACCTACCACCCAATTTCTTACTGCGACGAGATCCTAACGGAGATCCTAACGGCCTGCCTGATCCTACTCCCCTTATCGTAGGTGCATACTTACTCGCAGGCCTCCTT